GTGATCTTAAAAAAATTATTCAGTCCCGTCTATTCTATCCAACGTTCATTACAGGACTGTCCGGTAACGGAAAGACTTTCTCGGTTGAACAAGCGTGTGCTCAACTGGGTCGGGAACTTATCCGCGTAAACATTACTATTGAAACCGATGAAGATGATCTTATTGGCGGTTTCCGCCTTATTGATGGCAACACCGTCTGGCACAATGGCCCGGTCATTGAGGCCCTCCAGCGAGGTGCTATCCTGCTCCTTGATGAGATCGACCTCGCTTCTAACAAAATTCTCTGTCTCCAGTCAATTCTTGAAGGGAAAGGAGTATTCCTTAAAAAGATCGGAAAATGGATTGAACCTGTCTCTGGTTTCAACGTCATCGCCACAGCAAACACTAAAGGTAAAGGTAGCGACGACGGACGATTCATTGGAACTAATGTGCTCAATGAGGCCTTCCTGGAGCGATTCCCTGTAACCTTTGAACAGGATTATCCTACAGTTGCGACTGAACGTAAGATTCTTCTTCGTGTTGCTGCTTCTGTTGGTAAACATGATGAAGATTTTGTCAAACACCTCTGTGATTGGGCTGACATCATTCGCAAGACTTTCTTTGATGGTGGTATTGAAGATCTAATCTCAACTCGTCGTCTGGTTCACATCGTTCGAGCTTACGGTATCTTTGGTGACAAACATAAAGCCATCAATGTCTGCATCAACCGATTTGATGCCGAAACCAAACAAGCCTTTATCGAACTGTATGACAAAGTAGATGGGGATTTTGATTACACCACTTCCGATGAGAAGATTGACGATGGGGAGGTTGCCTGATATAATGAATGAGAAAGAACAAATGCTTAATGCTTGGTCCCTTTTATATGATGAAATATCTATGAACAAAGAAACCAGTCGATACAAATACAATGAGGAAGAAATCCTCAAGGAACTAACCGATTATATTTCCGGTACATACAACCAGCACTATTCTGCTGGTAATGATAAGATTCAGACACTTGATCTGATTGAAGCATGTGGTGATGGTGAAGCATTCTGCCGATCCAACATCCTCAAGTATGCCTCTCGTTATGATAAGAAAGGTACTGCTCGTCGTGACATTATGAAGATTCTGCACTATGCTGTGCTTCTGATGCACTTCAATGACAAGAGCACACAACGTGAAACCTACAACCAATGATGAAACTCCGCGAACCAATGAAACTCTCTGACAAGACCCTGACTCTCCTTAAGAACTTCTCCTCTATTAATCAGTCTATTCTGTTCAAGAAGGGTAACTCTCTTCGCACCATCAGTGTGATGAAGAATATTCTCGCAGAAGCTTCGATTGAAGAAGAGATTCCTCGTGATTTCGGTATCTATGATTTGAATCAGTTCCTTAATGGTATGGGTCTGCATCAACATCCCGAACTAGACTTTGGAAATGATGGTTACACGGTAATTCGTGAAGGTAAGATGCGATCGAAGTATTTCTTCGCTGACCCTAATGTGATCGTTACTCCACCCGAAAAAGAGATCTCTCTTCCGACTGAAGATGTTTGTTTTGAACTTACTACTCAACAACTAGACAAACTTCTGAAAGCCGCAGCAGTCTATCAACTGCCTGATTTGTCTGCTGTTGGTGAAGCTGGAGTGGTCAAACTGGTCGTTCGTGATAAGAAGAACGATAGTTCTAATGATTTTGCTATCGTGGTTGGCGAAACCGATGATGAGTTTGTATTTAACTTTAAGGTAGAGAACATCAAGGTTCTACCTGGTTCTTACAACGTGGTTGTGTCACAAAAACTTCTGTCCCGTTTCACCCACAGAGATCTCGATCTTAAGTATTATATTGCTATGGAACCCGACTCTACTTTTGGATGATGAGACATATACTCTTCACATTGAAGGGTTGCCCTTATGGACTTCTAGATGATGAGTCGCACATCCGCAATGTTCTTGCTAATGCTGCGACTTTATCCAACAGCACGTTACTAAACATATCGTCGCATAAGTTCGATCCACATGGTGTAACAGCTGTCGCCCTTCTTGCCGAATCGCATATTTCGATTCATACTTGGCCTGAAAACAATATGGCGGTCTGTGACGTTTTCACTTGTGGTGAACACACCAATCCTAGATCTGGTGCGACGTATATGTACGAAGCCATGGGTGCAACAGATCTTGTATCTCAAACTTTTAAGAGACCTTTAGAATGAACATCTTTGCAACTTGTCAAGATCCCATGCTTTCTGCACGAGTTCTTCCTGACAAACACGTCGTCAAGATGCCTCTGGAGTCCTGCCAGATGCTCGCTATCATTTACTCTCAGTGGTATTATGACTGGGGTACGTTACCAAAGGCGAACGGTGAATCATACGCTACAGAGAAAGGTGCGTTTCGTAACCACCCTTCCACCAAGTGGGCAGCTGCATCAATTTACAACACTGCCTGGTTGATTCAACATGGTTGTTCTCTAGCAGACGAATACAATAAACGATATGGTAAGGTGCATACGTGCGCTAAGACCTTGTTTGAAGCAAAGAAGATTTTTCATCGTAAGACAGATCAACCTATTGTCTGTTGGGGTATGGCAGAGAACTTCTCTCGTGCTATGCCTGATGAATGGAAAAAAGATGATACAATAGATACGTTTACTGCTTACAAGTTGTATATCGCATCTAAACCTTGGGTGAAGGATAACTACCTTCGCATCCCTGATCGCAAACCTGAATGGGTGCAATGATGAAAGCACTTAGAGTTGATGTGAAAACCCAAGTCACTGTTCTCATCAACGATGATGATGATTACTGGGCAATCAAACACAACGCAATGCAGCAAGTGCATGATGACATTCATTGGCACTTAAAAGACAAATTTATTATTGATTATCATGAGTGATTTTATTTGGGTAGAGAAGTATCGACCCAAAACTATTGAAGAATGTATCCTTCCCGATACAACTAAAAAAACATTTCAATCCTTCCTAGATAAAGGAGAGATTCCAAATATGTTGTTGTCTGGGCCTCCTGGTATTGGAAAGACAACAGTTGCAAAGGCTCTCTGCCATCAACTTGGGGTAGATTATTATGTCATCAACGGATCCGATGAGGGACGCTTCCTTGATACGGTCAGAAATAATGCAAAGAACTTCGCTTCGACCGTATCACTTTCGTCAACTGCTAAACACAAAGTCATCATCATCGATGAGGCTGATAACACAACAAACGACGTACAACTCCTACTTAGGGCGTCTATTGAGGAGTTTTATGGCAACTGCAGATTCATCTTCACCTGCAACTACAAAAACAAAATCATCGAACCACTTCACTCCCGTTGCACAGTGGTTGAGTTCGGAATTGGAGGAAAACAAAAACCCGCCATTGCAGCTCAGTTCTTCAAACGACTCCAAGACATCCTCAATGCCGAAGGAGTTGAATACAACAATAAAGTCCTCGTCGAACTCATCAACAAACACTTCCCAGACTGGCGACGTGTCCTCAATGAGTGCCAACGATACGCCGTGGGTGGTAAGATTGATACGGGGATTCTTACAACGTTCAAAGAAGTCGCAGTAAATGAACTGGTCAAAAACCTTAAAGAGAAGAACTTTTCTGAAGTACGTAAATGGTGTGTCAATAGTCTGGACAATGATCCTGGTGTTCTTTTGCGCCATGTTTATGACAATCTTTATCCATCCTTGGACGGTCCTTCCATTGCTGCTGCTGTCCTTATTGTTGCTAAATATCAATACCAATCAGCTTTTGTAGCTGATCAAGAGATCAATCTCTTGGCTGCACTAACTGAAATCATGTGTGAGTGTGAATTCAAATGAAGATTGAGATTGAGTTTTCCAAGGATGTAGATTATCCAAAAGAAAAGTTAGGCACATTCATTTGGAATTACATTGAAGATGATTGCCATATCACTGGATTCGGTGATTCAATTGGTGAATGTTTTGAAGAGATTATTCGTTATAGGACTATGTAAAATGAAATCTAGACAAAAGAAATCCAGAATGTATTACTATTTCTGGAGTGCTATGACTGTTATTGTATTCCTTGGACAACTTTATGTTGGAACTGGATATCGTGTGATGGGACAAAGTGTAATGAGACTTACCTATACTTTACAGGAGGCTCTTGAAAACTGATGCAACTGGATCTACATGATGCGACATATGCGGCGGATCAATTCATCGATTACTTCTCTAACATGGGACGTATTGATGAATATCTCCGTAATATAAAACTTGACAGGATGTCTCAGATGCCAACGTATCTCCCTGGATGTGGTCCAGAGGATGATATGTTTGATTCCTTTGACATGCATCCACAAGACATGGACTTCAAGGTCTATGCTGCAGGAGAGAAAGATAGTTTTACGAATGAATATTATAACGAGAGACTACAGATCACAACGTCTCACTCAATTGAGGACTCAATTCCGGGAAAGAGTCTGAAGTGGATTGTCGTAGAAACTAACACCAAGAAGATTGTTGGTTTTGTTCGATTTGGTTCTCCTACAATTAATTCCAAACCACGTAATGAGTGGCTTGGTATGACCCCAGAGTTGTCTCGATTCAACAGACACTCCATTATGGGGTTTATTATCGTGCCTACACAACCATTTGGTTTCAACTATCTGGGTGGGAAACTCCTTGCACTCTTATGTTGTTCCCATGAAGCCAGAGAGAAGATCAATAGTAAATATAACTCCAACATATGCCTGTTTGAAACAACCTCTCTGTACGGGTCTACAAAGTCCTCCTCGCAGTATGACGGACTCAAACCCTATCTGAGGTACAAAGGACTCACACAGAGTGATTTCACGCCTCTTCTGCATGACAACGTATTCAAGGATTTAAACAAATGGTTCATCACACGGAACAACGATCAGACGTTGGTGAAGGAGGACGCATCCAGTCGCAAACTCAAGACACAACAGAGAATGATCGCAGTGATTCAAAAAAGTCTTCAGGGTGCAAAACTGGAGGACTTCAAGGCTGCAATTGCCAATGCAAAGTCTCTGACTGAGAAGAAACGTACTTATTTCAGTGACTATGGTTTCTCCAATTCACGCGAAGTGATTCGTGGTGACACTGATAAGTTGATCGAAAATCCAATCAACTATGACAAGTTTTACATGGAGAACTTGATCAAGTGGTGGAAGAACAAAGCTTCAAAACGATACGACAGTTTGAAGTCTGAAGGAAAACTTCGCACAGAACTTGAGGTGTGGAGTAAAGACATGGACATTGACATCATTAGATAATGGAACTCAAAGACTGGCTCAACTCTATTAACATCAACAAAGAAAATTTGATTGATGAAGATCCTTTGATTGAAAAGGATTATCCTCCTTATATCATCAATCGATGTCTTTCTGGACACTTGGATTGCATCATGTTTGTGAA